ATTCTCCTCATCTTCTAATCGAATTTGTTCTAATGCTTCTCTACGCAGTTGCTCATTAGATCGTGGTCCGATGAAACCATCTCCCATTGGGATTTGATTTCCATAGCCCGGCATGTTGTAGAAACCAGGACCTGAGGGTGTTTGGGGAAGGGTATCAACAAAGGTGGGCTGTTGAGCGCCACCTGGCAACCTACCGCCAAAATATTCCGCATCTGTGCGCCGATAAAGGGAACCCACATTATCAAGGCCCATCTTGATGGCATCTTGTAAAGGGTCCGTTACCATATTCATGCCTGGAACCATGGTGTTCCGTTGAGGCTGCGGTCTGGGGTATGGATTTTCGGCGAGAACGCCATAGTTTGTCGGGGTCTCCTCCATAACATTCAAGATTGATCCATATTGATCAAAGGGTACTTGAGGGTTACTACCTTTATACTGACCGCCTGTATTAAAGTTAAGGCCGACCATATCTGCACCAGTGGTTGCCCTTTGCATTCCCTCAAAGTTGCCCGGTGCGCCCGCGCCCATTCTGCTGTAATACATTTAATAACCCTCTAAAAGTTTAATAAAATGGCGCTATCAAGCCATTCGCTCGTCTCCCATTCCCTCACGGCCCATCGGACCCATCGGACCCATCGGACCGGTAGCACCCATCGGACCCATCGGGGGCATGCCACCCATAGGCATCATCGGTCCTTGGGCATACATGCGCTTCATGTCCATTGGGGTTAAGGCACCGAACATGGCTTGCATGTTGTTATTGTAAGGAGGTGCAAGGTATCCCATACCGCCACTGGGTCCCATTCCCATCATGGCCATTCCTGCTAAGTTTCCAGGTGCGCCGGGCATGTTGGCATCGCCACCACTCATCTGCATGATCGTAAAAGCTTTTCTACTATTCTATTGGTATAAACTTTTCAGGTTCATTAACTTTGTTGAAAACAATCCCATTCCCTTTCAGTCGACAATCCAAAACATCTCCTTCGCTCCAATCAAGTGTTTCCAGGAGTTCCTCTGATAAAACTACATAGCAAGTTCCGTCAGAGGATTCGCAGATTTCAGTGACTTCAATCATCTGATGTTAATACTTCTCTCAACAAGCTTATCAAGCTTAATATTAATTTCAGTAAAAGTATCGTTCATTCTCTGTATTTCCCTGACGTAATCGGCTTTAAGTACATATTCAATCGGTAATCTCTCTACTTTATTTTCTATTTCACGCACCCTAGTTGACATTTTGGCCATTACCCAGCCACCGCCAGTTATCGTGGCTATGGCTATTGCTATTAAATGTTCCATTGAAAATATGCTTTTCTTACATTATAAGATCGATAATCAATTCAAAATATTAAAAATCAACCTGCAAATTACCTCTTCTTGATAGTCCATTTAGCAGCCATACCAAAGCATCTACACAATCATCATGGCTAGATACTCCAAAATTAGTAAGCTCTTCAAACATTGCCGTAAAGTTTCGATAGCGATTAAAGATAACTTTCCTTTCTTCGAAAAGACCCATAGTTCCCCTAAATCTAGCCAGCTTGTCAGAACGAAACCCCTTGATTGGATGCCACACTAAGTTCCAAAGACTTTCTTGATTTAGACAAACACGTTTAAAATCTGCTTCAAGACTTGCTTGATATGCGACTGCTTCGCTATAAATATCACATGTGGACATCGTTGGATAATACAATCCATTCTCATCTTGTCCAAGAATATTCCAATCAGCTAGCATCTCTTTAAGCGCATCTAACTTTTCCAAGTTACCCATAACCCTTATCCTCCGGTAATCGATAATATGAATTCGATCTTCGATTCTGCCTCCCAATACCATCACTGTATAATCATTTTTTTCTTTGACCCCCGAAGATAAATCAATACCTACAGCAATGGAATCGAATTCAGTAGCAATCTCAGCTTTCACTACTAACTCAGGGGCAAGTGACAACTCATGCTGCCTTACCACTTGATTCATATACTGAAAACTAAATGCAATAGGTGCTTGTCTTTTCTTTTCTAATAGATAATCGATCGACCAAAACTCAGGCCAATAGCTGACTTGATCCCCCGTCTCTTCGTCCGTGTTAATTGCAGATAAAACAACTTGGTTCCAGTTATTGTTTTCATTAAATGTAGTCGCATGAATATCATCATGCCTGAAGCGTGTCCCAAGGCAGATTGCTCTTCCGCCTTCAAACATCGTAGGTGCGATAACTGCATTCCAGTTATCCTCCATTTGTTTCCTTACGTCTGGATTACCAATATCAGAGGCTGATTTAATTGGGTCATCAATCATGACCAAATGAGATCGTTTTGATGTAACTGAACCTTTAAGACCAGCTGCACATAACGTAAATTGTTCTTCGCCTGTCGTATCAATACCTGCGAACCTATGATCAATTGACCAGTACTCATTAGAAGTTACGTTTTTGAGAAGCTTTACCTTTGGAAAAACTTCTTGGTATTTTTTACTTTCAATAATTCTTTTAATTGTTGCTGATTTAGACCGAGCGATATCTACGGTATAAGACAGATAAAGAATCTGCAAGGGCATACCTGCTGTCGTATGGACGCCAATTGCCCATGCAGTTAATAAACCTAAGACAGTAGATTTAGCGGAACCTCTAGGGGCCAACAGATCAATGTTTGGGCCACCAATTTTTAAAAGGCATTTAGTATCTAAGTGAGTAATGAAATGATTATTCCATATTTTGTGATGTGTCGCCGGAGGTTTATCTGCTACATACTCACAAAAGTAACCAAAATCTTCACGTGCTTTTTCAATTTGCTCTTGATTCTTATGAGGTTTAATTTGTTGCCTTGCTGCAGCTGCACGTGCGTTTCTACGATAAGCTTGATAACTGTAAGAAGGCATAAAAATTTCCCTATTCTTCTACAGTAACAAAGAACAGGGATATTTCAACAAGATATAAAAATTTAAACTAACTAGAAGTTAGCGAACATGCTAGACAAACCTCGTGAATAGATGTTCTTACGTTCTTGTGATTGAGCATCACGATTTTGGCGAATCTTAGAACCTTCCAGCTTATCTAAAAGGAATTTAAAGTCTCCTCGATTGAAAGTGTTGTTATCAGCCTGAGCCCGACTAAACTTGAGGTCATTTTTTTGCTCGTTTGTCAGATCGAGATTATCGATTTGATCAAAGTCGCTACTAATTTTTGCTTGTTTCTTATTCTTGGGTTTAGGACCAGCAGCTGCGCCAGTAGGCTTAGTTACATTGTTGGTCGGAGCGTCCGGATTTGTTACAGGTGTGTTGACTACCTTGAACGCAGGACCAGTCACTCTAGGGGCGGGTGCGGCTGCCGGGCTCGGTGCAGGAGCAGTCACTTTAGGAGCTGGTGTATTTGTTTTACCTAATCTAGAAGCTAATTCGGCTTTAGATTCTTGAAGATTCTCTAAAAGCTTAGTAAAACCTTCACGATTTAAATTTGATCCTGACTTACTAGAGGGTGCAGATGATCCTGACTTACTAGAGGGTTTAGATTGTTGGCCAAAACGAGCGCGGGCAGCTTCAATCGGATCAAGTGGGATACCTGCTTCCAGTTTTGCTTTGTCTCTATTAAATTTACTTTTAGGATTAGCTTTTAATCTTTCTATATTCATTTGCCGGATTTCTTCTTCCGTATAACGCGGAATATCTTCAACCCTGGTATAAGTCGTTATAGGCTGAAGAGCATCTTTGCCATATAAAGTGGAAAAATTAAAACGTGCATCAGCCTGCCGCTTATTAAAGCGATCAAGCTCTTCCTGTGAAAAGCTTGAATCAGGCCTTAGCTTAAATTCAGCGTCTATTGATTTATTAGCAAGATCAGCAAATGATTTATTAGCAGTACTTGGGTCTCTAGAAGGGCCACGTGGTTTGCGGTTCGCCTGGACACGCCTAGAATATTCATTTGCTTCTTCCGAGCTTATTTGACCCGTATTAATAGCTCGAGATACTAATGTTGCACTTACAGTACCATCAAGATTCGCAAATCTGGTCCTAAGGTCAGCTAACTCTGAATTGCTTAAAGGTTCAGGTGGCTTTTGGTTTTTGGTTGCAATTGGTACAAGCTCCCCAAAAAGATTAGTTGCCTGTCGTTTGTCTATCGCACCACTTCGAACTAACTGTCCAATTTGTTTCTGTAGCTCAACATTTTGTCCCGAGTTAGCCAAACCCTCAAGCAGTGAGCGAAAACTTGAAGCCATAGTAAATCTCCTGGTGAGGTATAAAAATTTTTAAACTTTTCTTTTCTAATTATAAAATAAGAAATTAACTATTAGCGCATCCTGCGGCGTCCTTCACGATTTGCTCGGCCTGGACCCATATCAAGACCTTCGGCTTCTTCTTCCATGCCCATGTCCATGCCTTGTACCATTCCGTCAGTATTCTCTCCTTGATCTCCCAACATGGCGTTCATATTATTACCAATGTCGGTTTCATTCATTCCGGTTCCGGCCATGCCTCCTTTATTTTCGCCTTCAGCTCCCAACATGGAATTCATGGGATTTTCCCCACTCATACCAGGCGTATTCGACATGCCGAAA